TTATGACTTTTCTGAATATCGAGAAGAATTACCTTTTTAAACCTAATATTGCTATTGAGAACTAACAACATGAATGAAAAATTAATGACTATTCCAGAGTATCTAAAACATCAATTTGCCCCTGGCTCGGCTCCCAGTGTCTACACTGTTCGGAACTGGATTAACCAGGGTAAAATTAAAGGCGTCAAAATGGGTGGCGTTTATTATATTGCTAATGGCCATGCTGTAAGTTATGCTTACCAAAACCCACATGCCGATCTGGTAAATAGGGTGCTAAACAGTTGAGGTAATATTATGCGTTATCGGGAATCAAAAGCAACCCAGCGGCTACCAGTTAACCTTTATGAAACCAGTAACGGCAAAGGCAGTTTGTCCTATCGCTATAAGCACCCCATCACCAAGAAATTCCACGGTATGGGGTCGGATAAACAAAGCGCAATTGCAGCGGCAAAAACGCTCAATGATAAGCTGGTGGGGTCCACTTCAATAGTCGATTCAGTATTGCACCCTTCAACCAGCCTGGCGGCATTATGCGACGCCTACTTGGCGTATAAATCAAACGGGACCGGCAAAAAGTTATTGGCAAAATCCACTATTGCTGAAATTCGCGGCGCTCATAAAAAGATTAAAGCCTACTTTGACGGCTGGGGCTGTCGCCAATTAACCACCCTGGCCATATCTGAATTTTTAGATGGTATTTACGACCCGGAAGAAAACGCCGGGCACGCCAGGGAGCGAGACAAGACTTTAAAAGTCCTCCTGGTTACTATTGATTATGGCCGGACCAAAGGCGAACTGGACACCAACCCTGCGTCGCCCTGCCTAAAAATTGGCAAGGAACCCGAAGTGGAGCGCCACACAAAGGACGGCTGGAGCGCAATCTATAACGCGGCTGAACCCTGGATGCAAAAGGCCATGGATATTTGTATGCTCACCACTCAACGCCGGGGTGACATTTGCAACATGGAAAAAGACAATATAAAAGACGGCATATTGTATGTGGTACAGCAAAAAACCCACAAATATGACACCAGTTATTTGGCCATTAAAATAACGCCAGAATTGGGCGAAGTCTTAGAGCGGCCAATTAGCCAGGGGCGAGTTAATATTATTTCTCCCTACCTAATCCACCGCAAGCCGGAAAAAGTGACGGCTCGAAAAAAGGCGTCTGGACAACATTTTAGCTACATTGATAAAGACTATTTAACCAAAGAGTTTAAACGCTTGCGCGACGACGTAACTGGATTTTATAACGACTTGCCAATGGGCAAGCGTCCAGGCTTTCACCAGGGGCGCGCGTTGGCAATACATGAGCATGAAAAACAGGGGTGTTTGCCTCAACATCTGGCTGGCCATTCGACGGCTAAACAGACCGATAATTATAGCGCCAGACACAAAGACATTAAGTGGATGGAGGTAGATTTAGACGGGTTTAGCCTGGCAAAATTCAAGGCATAAACGCCTTGTTTCCCCCTGGGCTGCTTTGATAAGTGGCCTTTTTTTAGCCGTGGGTTTTGCAACCTTATTGCAACCTTATTGCAACCCAAATTTAAGGCATAAAAAAAGAGCCTGTAAGCTCTTGATATATAGGCGGTTTGTGGTACGCCCTGAAGGATTCGAACCCTCGACCCACGGCTTAGAAAGCACAACCAGTATATGGCCTAAGTCTTTGATTGTAAACAACATTAATAAACAATCAAACGTTCAAATACCTACAAACAGCGAGTAATAAAAACAATGACTTACAAACGAGTTTTGCAACCCAACTTCGTCTTGCTTGTTACTGCTGGGCGCATTCTAAAGATAGCCCCCGCCCTAGTCAATAGCTAATTAATTTAATTATTTTCCACCCGCTTTTTTAGTGAATAGCTGTGTTAGCTTTTGATAACCAACTGACGCAGCAACCAGGACCGCCAATGCTTGCTTATACCAATCGGGCATCATATCCAAAACCCTAAAACCTTGCTCCACAAAAGGTACCGCTGGGGGTATAAAAGCCAGCACCAAGGGGATAGAAAAAAGCAAAGTAAAATATTCGTCTTTCCAGCTTTCACCGCTATTTTTCGCGTGTATTTCATCCCAGGTGCCCGTTTGTTTTAGCTTCTCCTGGATGGCATTATTTCGCCCCTCGATCTCAGCTTTTTTGTTGTCCATTTTACCCTGGAGAAAAGTGCCACCTACCCCCGCTAACGTTTTAATTAATGCCAACATTTTAATATTCCCCTGATCGAATCATGTCTGTAATGGTTATTGATCGGCTTCCTACTTGCTTGGCCCAGTTTGAATCCAAGAACTCTATTGCTGCAATGTCATAGTCGCCATTCGCCATAGCTGCTAGTGAGTTTTTAAACTTACTCAACCGAGGTAGGCCCATGTTAAAACACATATCAATCATTGCATCTTTGCGAACTTTATCTAATTCAGAGAACCAGGAGAACGCTAGGATTAATTCTTCACTGACTCTTTTTACATCGTTTGACAAAAGGTAATCTATTTCAGGGATAGACAAGCCTAATCCCCCAGATTTATCAATATTTCGTCCAACGCCCAAAGTTATTTTGTTGCTAGTACACTTATAAGCGTGTGTCTCAACACCTTCATGTTTTTTCAACATTTCTATAATTTTTCTCATTTTGGCATATCTCCGTTTAAATAAATCCATACTGCAAATGCGCCAGCGCCTAAGACCCATATTGCTTTTTTGACAATTGACTCGCCCACTACGGCATAAAATCTTTGATACGCTTTATCAGCAGCAAGCTCGGCAATTTCGTCTTTCTCTGCGTCAGTTAATGGTCGGTCGTTCATCGTATTGTTTCCTAATTTGCGAGTGGGTTATCTAATGCTCGTTGTAACTTTTTATTCAACCGGGCTTCAAGGTCGGTTAATTTACGTTCTACATCAGTTCTTATAGAGTCTGACTTTTGTTCGTAATCGTTTTGGAGTTGGTCGCGTTTACCTTCAAAGCGGCCATCAGCAATATCAATAGTGGCTCTAACGTCGTCTTCTATCTTGGCGATTTCGTCTTCAACCTTATCGATGATTTTTTCCTGGCGGTTAATATCATCACGCATGGATTGTTTAAGTTCCTTTAGCGTAATGTAATGTTTTTCTGTAGCATCCTTAATCGAGGATATTTCACCCTTAAATAAATTAATTTCTTTGCTAACAAACTCCATGTGAGCATCTACAATGGCGAATCTCCCATCCATGACAGCGATGCGCTTGTCGTAGTCAGATAGGTCCGGCGTGACAAACTCACTTATACGCGCCTCCATATCCAGGTATTTTTGATAAGCCTCAAAGCCACCGTACACTCCACCAATAATGGTGCCTAAAAGCGGTACTATTAAAAGTAACTTGCTACCACCTAGCTTGACGCCGCCGTACTCTATTTCTGCCATTGCAAATCCACCAACTTGTTGTGTAGTATTTGATTCGCTAGGCCATTGCGGAGACCGCGCTGGTTTTCGGGAATCTTTTTATCTACATAAACCACTTCGTACTCATAGAACGGAGCATCGACTAAGGCTATGCCTTTATTGAATCCTGAGTTATACCCTAGCAAAGCAATGATATAATTTTGCAAATCCTTCTGAGCCTGTAAGCTGGTAGCCTCACCAATCTCTTTAGCTAAAGACTTGAGCTTGTTGGAAATGATGGCTCGCATCTTCTGTTCTTTCGATTGTTTCTTCTCTGTCTTAGTAGGCTCTTGAACTTCCTGAACAGCCTCTATTTCTGCAACTTCCTTGACAACTTCCAGTTCTGGTTCTATTGCTGCAAGTTCCTCTGCTAGTTCAGCCTCGACCTCTTCAATAATGTCTACTTGAGGGTCTTCTACAACCTCTATTTCTGCAACTTCCTGAACTTCTACTTTTACAGTTTCTTGTACAACTGTTGCCACTATGACAACTTCTGGCATCACTACCTGTACAGGCGGTATATAAGCCACTTCAGTCTCTTCCTCAACTACGGTCGTGAGATAGTAATTAGGGCATGACACGCTGTAACTAGAATCAATATCGCACTGCTGATCCAAATACGCCTGCTGATACCCATCGCAACCTATGTCATACAATGGGCTTTCTGCACAGCTCTGGTTGTATATGTACTCAGCGTAGGCTTCGGGGTAGTAGTTGCAAATCAATGAACTCATTGGCTCGGCACTACATATACTATTGCCCTCTGGTATCACTATTGGCTGAGATCCTTGGCTGTCCCAATAGACTGCGCCATGTTCTTGTATTTCGTTGTAAAACCATTGCTCGTACTCGCCTAAACTTCTATCGCCTACTATTCCAACAGTCACGTTATGATTCTTTATATCCAACTTCTCATACGTCATTTGTATATTGCCTGCTGGGTAAATAGTCAGGTCAAACGTATTATCTGTGGCTTCATCGTAATACTCAGATAAATTCTTCCAAATATACTTTTGGTATGTAGCGTCACCTTGGCTGTAGAAGCGTCCTCGCCCAGTGTTAATTAAGTCCGTATGGAACGGCATAATGGTATAGTTGAAGCGCGAACCAGTATAGTGATCTAGGTCAACACCCTCGCAACAAAACCCATCGTACTGAGGCTCTAAGAAGCCAACAACTCCGTTAGCAAACATGAAGCTGGTAATGTAATTGTTACCGTAAAATGGAAAGGTGAATCCTAGTGGAACCTCTACCCATCCATCGTCTGGTATCTCGTACTCTATTACAGGCGCGTCAGCGTTAGAGTAAGAAGATAGCAAAAACACCCATACCAAGAATGCCAGCCCAAAGATTGTCCAAGAACTTGCCCCTGTCCATCGTTGTAATTTCTTCTTTAGTTGGTATCTCATCTTCATTCTCCACCCATAGAGCTTTGGCTTCTGTTCCTATCTTGCCTTTGATTGGGCATGGTGTGCCTGCCTTCAACATGGCATCAAAGACTCTAAAGTCCTGACACATCACGCTAACTGCCGCCACTTTCATTCCCATATCGAAAAGAATTTTACTGATCTTTAATCGCTCGCAATTGGCATCTCTATAGGCTTGGCCTGTGCTAATGCCGATGATCTGCGTCTGTACTGCACCACTCACCCCGATGGCGCACAAATCTGAGTTGCTCGCGTTAATAGATGGCGAGATAGCTGATGGCGGATTAGTCCTTATCGTTGTAGTTGTCGCCGACTTACTACTAACCGTAGAATTACTGGTTGAATCAGTGACAATAGGGTCAGCAGCAGTAGCCATTACAGGCAACAACACGGCAAGCCAAAGCAACCTACGCATTTATTTCTCTTGAGTTACTCATTGGCTATTCTCCTATTCTGGGGCTGCGGCTGCTTGTGCCGCTGCGTAAGCTGATACAACAGCATCGGTATGTACTGCTGCACAGATAGCAATTACCTTGGCATCTTCACCTGTAGTGTCACAATCTGGCGCGCATACGTGACGATGGAAAGATGAGGAGAGTGCTACACCATCTTCTAATACTCGTGTGGCTGTTCGCACTTGAACTGTGCCGTTTTCTAGGACTTCGATTTTATCTACGATTACTTCTTTAGTTAGTGCCATGTTACTTCTCCACTAGCAATTCCATGCTAGATAATTAGGTTATGATGCTGCGTAGTAAGTGCCGCTTATAAGGATATGTGAGCCAGACATTTGTGAGTTTAGTTTAGACGTGTCGGAACCCGCTAATCTAATATCAAACTTAATATCGCCAGCGTTTACTTGACAAATTACTCCACCCGAAGCACTACGGCCTGTTAAGTATGAATAGTTATTACCCGATTCTGCTGCAAAAGGCAGTCCTCCGATAAGACAATCGGAGCCTTGACTGTTTGCAGGGAAAGTAAAGAAGATGTTCACATGAACCAATCTTCCTATCTTTACATACCTAGACCCTGTGTTACCAAAAGTAAGATTCCCGCCAGAGACATCTACAGCAGTCCAAGTACCCTCTTCATAATCATCTAGGGCATTAGCTGCTGCTGTGTCTCCGTTGAATGATATGCCACCGCTTGATTGGAAACGTGCAGATTCTCTAGCAACTGCTCCATTAGGTCTCGTAATAACAACCAATGAGCTTTCACTATCGCCTGTACCAGCCACGGCAGCAATGCCAGATGCCCCGTTGGTGTAGTTTTGCCCATCAGGTATAAATCCAATGCCTGTCGCAATGTTGTCAGTATCCAACTGGTTTCTACAAAGAATATCAGCCCAAGTAGTGTAATTTGCAGCGTTAAAAACAGTTGATCGCTGTAGCTCAGTCTGTAACTTTACTGATGGAGAGGCAGTGCCAATACCTACGTTGCCATCATCACGGACGACCATAGCTGATACGTCAGAGCCACTAGAAGCGGATACTAAATCTAGTATATTGAAGTTTCCAGAATCGTTAGCTTTAATCCTTACTTTTAATCCTTGACCAGCACCATTATCATTATTTAGATAAGTTTGATAGCCAGCTATTTCCTTTGTGACATGTAAAGGTTGTGTAGGTGTACCGCCGATACCAACGAGTCCAGTGTTAGCAACAGTCATCGCAGTAGTCCAGCTTATCGCTGAACCTGCTGCTCCTGATGGGGCTACATAAAAGTCATGTTTACCAGACTGCTGCCTATAAAGTGATGATTTATCAGTGCGTAAATATTTAGCACCACTATTCTCATAGACGTTAGTGCCTAAATACGTTGCTGAATCATTACCTATACCATCAGCATGGGCGTATAGCATAGTCTGCTCACCCATCTGTAAAACATCATAATTACTATGCCAAGTAGCTGGAGTTACACCAATACCAACATTTCCAGAAGGGTCTATAACCATACGTTGTTGAATAGGAAGACTGACTGATGGTGCCGTGTAAAATGCTAAACTGTTTTGATTGTACGGGCCGTCAACAGTGGTCTTTATGGCTGTTCTTACGCCCTCTCCTGTAGTATCGTCGCCTGAATAAAACTCCACACCCCCTAAGAAATCTCCTCCAGTGTAGCCAGATTCCCAATTAGCGTCATGCTCTAATCTAATTACAGAACCCTGACGCGCTGCTCCTGAAGTTATGGCTCCAGCGGTGGAGGTTTTAACGTGAATATCTGTAGCTGGAGCCGTGGCTCCTACGCCAACTTTTCCAGAAGATAATCTCATGGCTTCTGCGTTAGCAGTTGCAAAAATCATATCACCAGATTCATAGTTCCAAAGATACGCAGCGTTAGAGTTGGATTGCAGTAGGACACCATCGGATGCTGTTGCACCTGAAGCGCTGTTCTGTACCCGTAAGTTTCCGCTGGTAGTGGTTGAGGTGGCGGTCAGACCATTAGCAGTTGCAGTATTATTAACTGTAAGCGCGCCTGTCATCGTGCCCCCCGCCTTAGCCAGGCTCGCCGATGTTGCGTTGGCTATGGTGATTTTTTTAGTCGTGCCACCATCATTAACAACTAACTCTTCGGCACCGTCGGGTGAAGTGAGTGCTGGTAATTCGCTTATTTTTACGTCTGCCATGATTTAGCCCTTAATTTCCATTAGTATCATTGATGATTGTGCTGCACGACCACCCATCCTAAATGTCCCACTGTTCGCGCTGCTGCGACCCGCAACTGTATAGCCTACGCTTGATGTACTATTTGGAGAGTCTAAGGCGCTCAACGACACAGTTCCATCTGAACTGCCTGATCCACTTCCCCCATCTGGATCATAAGCGGCCATTCCGCGAACATTATCCGCGAACGCCCCATGCGGCCAACCCCCATTTGCTGAACTGTTAGACGGGGCTAAATTAGTCCCTGTTGCTGCTGCCCCTTTAGAACCCGACCCCCTAAAGGCTGTAACCATAAATGGAACTTTACCAAAAGCTGTTACTGTTTCGCAGTTGACATTCATGGTTACAAGTATTTTATTTGATGAGCTTGAGGGTGTAATTGTTCCAGTTAATCCACCAAACACATGGGTAGAAGATGATGAATCGTCAATACCATCATGGTAAAAGGCTTTCACTTGTAAAACTGACCCTGCTGGCATTTGGGCATCCGTCAAATTACCCACTGCCGCTGCTACTGCTGAATCGACCAATGTTTTTACAAAGGCGGTTGTAGCAATGCTAGTATCATTGTCTCCGGTTGCTGGCGTCACTGATTTAGGGTTGCCGGTCAATGTCGGGCTGGCTAGTGTGGCTAGGCCAAGGTTTGCAGCATCTAATGTGCCTACTGTTACCCAGGCATTGTTCGCGCCGTTGCGAATCTTTAACAGCCCTGCGGAAGTATCTGCCCACTGTTGATAACTATAAGTTGTGCTTGGTGCGCTGCTTCCGCTGTTTTGGCTAACCACCGCGTCCAAGACGTTATTAATGTCAGTCCTGACGGCTGCGCCGGTCCCGTTTGCTATATCATAATCATGCTGTGCCATTATGCTGCCTCTTTGCCATAGCCAATTGCTTGCCAGTTAATAGACCTTGCAATGCCTGTGTTAGATGAATTAAAACACTGGACCGTAAAACCAGTTCGCGCTTTGCTTGTAACCCTAAAGTAATCGCCGCTATTTGAATCGTTCATTGTCACGCCAATGACGGGGACCGCTTTAAAATTGCTGCCAAATGAAACGGCTGTACTGCTTGCAGACACCGATAAATCGCTGGCTTTTTCCACCCGGTCGGGCATATCAACCGTTACAGCTAGAGTGGTAATATTAATGTTAAAAGTTGAATCTGTATTAGTAACCATCACCCTAAACTCGTATGCCCTGGCGTGATAATCGCCTACTAAAAACGGTGCCCAATCTGTCCATGTTGGATTTGATGCGGGGTTGTTTGCCGTGGTTCTTAATTCTAAAATTGCCGTAATTGCATCACTGGATGCACCATCGAAATTTTGCCAGGTATCTATATTTGCTATTCTGTAATCAATTAAATCTGAAACAAGCGACACGGAAGAATTAATTTTGGCAGTAAGTCGGCTTGTATAAATTGAGCCTAAATCAAGCGAATTTGCAAAATAATAAGACCCGCTGCTTTCAATTACTCCAACATCGCCAATTTCGCGCGTTAACTTTTTGCCATCTTCTGCAATCAAAAAATCACTAGCCTCGGTTAATAAAAAACGCGGGGAACCTTCAAGTTTTAAAATGTTATTAACCACGATCATATTGTTTTTCGCACCAGAAAATGACGGGTTTTCCGTGGCTGTTACTACTGCATTAAAGTCGATAATGTTAGGCACCGTGGTTACGGCGTATTTTGCCGTTGTGCTAAATCGCCCACCTTCGTCCACCGCTTTGGCCATGTATGTGCCGGCCAATAGTGGCAAAACGGTTGCGGTTTGGCTGCCGGCAATGGCTTCGCCAATGTCTTGCCCATCTTCCCAGGTCGCGTTTGCTATTAATGGGCTGTGACGTATGCGAACATACCCGCCATTAATTACGTCTAAATCTGTTATTCTTGCCCAGCTTAAATGACATTGCCCATCAAGTGCCCGGATAGAAAAATTATTAACGTCGCCGGGTACAGCGGTTAACCCTGAGATCGTTTTGTTATTTATAGAGGCATAAGAAGATTTTGCCCCCATAGAGTTTATTGACCTAACTCGAAAATCATATTGCCCCGCTGGTATGTCATCGATTCTCGCCTCTAATGCGCTGGTTACGCCAATAAATATATAATTTGCCGCGCCGTTTATTTTGTACTCTGCCTCATACGCAACGACAAAGGCATCATTGGGTGCGGCCCAAGAAAAAAACGCTCTGGATTGTGTGCCTTTTGAGTTAACCGTGGTGTATAACTCTTCGGTTATATTATTAGGCAATGGGGCAGCAACAGAAAAAGGATTAGGTAAGTTTGTGCCTGGTATGTTTTGCGCTGCGGTCTTGGTTGACCACGGATAGATGCTATCTTGATGTTCGATTAATTCAACCGAGACAGTACCATCCATTTTTAACGAAAGAGCATTAACGCGGAAAGTCTTTGCAGACCATCCAGGGGTTGAATGCGTAACGTCTACAATGTCGCCGACTGCACAATTTAAAGCCTCACTGGTTGCTGTGAACTTACACGATAGACCGATCCGGCTTCTTTTTAATGTAATTTCCGCAATGTCTTGAGCCATGTATACATTAGTAACGGTGTTTAAATTTATTCTCGCCTCTAGCTCAACACCGCCATCGGCTAAGAGATATTGGGCGGCTTCTGTACTGCCAGATTCAGGGTATTGTATTTGGTCACTCTGCCAATTAGCGTTAGGATTATCAAAAACGGCTGTAACTCGGTTAAACCGGGCCTTTTTTGTTACACCCTGAATGCTCAGACTTCCAGCAATGTTTTTTTCGTTAAAAGCAAAGCTGCTCGACCCTTGATCCTCGACTATTACGCCGTATTTGCCATTTTGGTATGGCATCAAAGCTCTAAAACCTGACAATATAATTTTGGTATTTTGCAAAACTGTTTGATCGGTTTTTAGTATGACATTACATTCAAAAATCTTTTGCTGTGTGCCGCCTGTATAGGGTGTCACCATGGCATCGCATTTTGTGGCAGCGGCAGAAAACTGAGCATCATTAATAAAGCTAGCCGGCAGTGCCTTTCCAAATCGACTGTTGGTTAAATAGTCGCGCAGAACCCAAGCTGGGTTTGTACTGTACGCAATTGTTGAACCATTATAGATTTTACGGCCTTTAACCACTGCTTCAATGTTGGGTATGCCACTAAAAGCATCAGCATTCCATTTTAGCCTAACCGCCAAATAGGCAACGCCTTTTAAAGTGTGGTTTCCTGTCCAGCCAATCGATGCGTTGACAAAAATAGAGTCCGCTGCTTGAGTGTCCGTGCCTAAATATTTAGTAATATTAACTAAGCCACTAGAAAAATCTGTGCTTAATTTATCATCTATATAGACATCGCCTATGCTGTTTATTTCACCCTCACAAAGTGCCAGGATAATATATAAATATGTGTTGTCACTACCGCTGGATGCCACAAATACGCGAGTGCCCGAAATCTTTCTTTCGCCATAAACAACCGGTAATTGAGAAATATTAGACTGCTTATTAACTTTTGTACCTGATTCTGATTCTCTTTCGCGTTGAGATTTGCTAGAAATTATTGCAGTCGTTAACCAAGATGCAACAACTGAGGCAATTAAACTAATAAAGAAACCCATTATTTGCGCCCCCACTTAATATCTTTTACGGCGCTAGATGCAAACTCAAATCCTTTGTCGCCAGGGAAAAATATTTGCTGGCTGTTATGATTTGTTCGGCGACCACTTTCTTTCTCAAAGTCTGACCAGTGCGAGGCGGTTGATAGATTAATCTGGCTTGTGCTTTTATCATCTTTAATCGCAAAGCCATCTATACGACCTTTGTATAGGGGGATTGGAACGCCAATTATTGCACCAGCACTATTTAAAATTGCTCGGCTTATCACCACGCCACGATCGATGTAATTTTCACTAAGTAATATTGCAATAAATGTCTGATTTACACCGGACAGGTTAATAGTGAAAGTGCCTATTTGTGCGTCTGAGGTTTCGTTAACATCAGCCATTCCCAAAAGATGACTGCTAGAGCTATATGTATTATTGCTAAAAACAATGTCGTGGGAGTAATCAGTTAAATAAACAGGGGTTGAAAAATCAATACTAACTAAGTGCGCCATATTAAAAGCGTCTTTGGCTAGCTCTGTTATTACGTCTGAATGAATACCCCTGCTCATGACAAAGACTCTATAAAATCGACTTCGTATTTGTAAAACATGCCAGCGCCTAGTTGATAACCTTGCACATCATTGGCTAATCTAACTGTAAAAGGCACATTAATATAAATAACTGTGTCTGACGTTGTGACGGCTGTTATTAATGCCGGCGTAAAGGCCATTGCACCATTGCCAGAGCGGTCGGCGGTCAGCATATAAACTTTGTCATGGCCTGAAAACTTAACCACGTCACCGGCTTTTAAAGCCCCTGTAAGCCCTGCGATTGTGACCGACGTAGCGCCCAGGGCAGCCGCCGAACACGTCACCGTGCCACTGGGGTTGCCGCTGCTAGTGCTTATCTCTGTCGGTGTTACTGTAAACACTCCATGGCGTCCACTTTGCAAAACTGTAAACGCAAAAACGGGGTTAAACTCGGTCCTGGTTAATGGCGGGTAAGTAGCCGTAAACGTCCATTTTTGTCCACTAATCTTTCGGCTTTGCATACGACCGCTGACCGTTTCAGAAAATAAAGTCGGGCTTTCCGATTGTAGATTTATAGCGTTAAACTTTGGGGTTGTGGGATAACTCATGCTAGTGCCGGCCTCCCGCGCTCATTTAATGACTGATTGATAATATTCATTAACGTGCCGCGCCGTTTGGTCAATAATTCATCGAACCCGGCGGTGTCATTTGCGCTAATATTGATGGTGAAATTTCCTCCGCCAAGCTGGCTATTAGGAACCACGTTTGCAGCCTGGTTGGGCACCACTAATTCGGGTCCACGCTCACCCACAATGTATGGGCTGCCGGCGCTCATGGGTCCACCATTTGCACGGAATTGAGTGGAGCGAATCGATTGCACTTGAGCCATGCCGTTAGCTAAAGCAATTGCAGCAAACCCCAAGTTTAATGGAAAAGGTGAAGAAGACAGGGCTGTTGAAACTGATTTATAGGTATTAATTAATGCATCTTTTAATGCAAATGATTTATTCAAATCAAAAGCCGCTTTAAAGTTTCCGCTCAACGCTGCTAAAGTGTTTTTTCCTTCCTCTTTTAGATCACCAAAATCCTTTCTCTTTCCCGCTTTTTGCATCGCTGATTGTTTGGCTAAATATTGATGTGTTAACTCAATCGATTTATTTCGTTCCATTTCTTCACGCGCAGCAATTTTTTTGCGAAATTCAACCATCCGTCGATCATGATCTAAGGCATTTTCGTATTCCCGCGCGTGTTTGTCGGCGGTAGGTTTTGGGGTTAGATCGACTAATGTTGAACCTGTCGTGCTTACGTCTGTAATTACGTTACTGTCGGTTATTTTTGATAACCTGGCTTCCAAACTATCAAGGATTTCTAGGGCTGCGGAATCATCAATTTGTGGTGTTATCGGATTCGTGCTTAAAACTTCCCCGGTCGATATTAATTCCTTAAGAGCTAATATTGTTAACTCTAATTTTGCAACCTGTGGGGCTTGTGATGCTATCAAAGGAACATTTCCTTTGCTTATATTTGCAAGCATTTCAATGTGCTGAACTGTGCTGGCTATTTCTTTATTTATTGACTCAATCGTTCTTTTGTCGCCGAACATTTTTTCATAAATATTTGTGGCACTTCCAAGTGCATTAGAAAACCTAATAATTGAATTGGTTACGGCTGTAAATGCCTTAACCATTGACCGGGAGGCTTTTACAACATTTACGGCAATTTCACGCGAGAACTGCGCGATACCACCAGAATCATCAATTTTCATTTGGACAAAATTACGCAAAGCGTCGGTCGCTTCGGTAATAATTGGAGCCAGGGAAGCAACCACACGGTGAAACACATTCCCCAGGTAGCTGGTCAAACGTAAAATCGCGTCATTGGCATCCTCCACGCCCTGGATAAGCGCGCCCGACATTACTAGGCCCAAGCTATCGGCTTCGGCTTTCATGGCTTCCATGGCGGCTTTGCCATCCTGGAGCATGTTAATGACTTTGGCACCCCTGGCACCGAATAGGTCATAAACAAATGATGCCCGGTCGGTTTTGTTGGTCATTCCTTCCAGGGCGGTTGCCGCTTGGCCCATCACATCGGAAACGCTTCGGGTTGAACCGTCGGCATTTTTGGCAGATATTCCATAGCGTTCAAACGCGTCTTTGGCTTCGCCAGTACCGCCAGCCACATCGGATATATTAATGGCCAGTTTTTGCATGGCTTTGTTTAGTGCCTTGCTTTCCACGCCGCCCAATTCGGCGGCATATTGGAACCGCTGCAACTCTGTGACTGATAGACCAATCGCCCTGGCTGTTTTGGCCAGTTCGTCCGTGGCATCCATCGAGCGTTTAATTAAGAAACCAATACCCAGGGCGCCGGCAGCCAAACCTATGGCGGTTTTCATAGAAAAGGCTGCTTTGGCAATACCGCCTAGTCCAGCGGTAACAGCCATAAAAGCACGGCGGGTTTTGTTAACCGCCTTAATCTTGATTTTTATGTCTTTATTTGCCATTTTTCAATTCCAAAAACGCTGCCCAGAGTATAATTTCGTCGGTATCCAGGTCCATGATTTCCCCCAGGGTTTTGTGGAGGTGTTCGGCCAACATCATGGCGAACCTTAAATCATGGTCCTGTTTTAGTTTTTTATTGCATCCTCAAATTCTGGGTCGTCGCCGCCCATTTCTGAAACCACGCGGCTGATAATGTCCGGGTCAATCTGTCTCATTAGTTCGGTCATGTTGCTGCGCTTAAATAATTTGGTGCCGTCTTGGTCCATGGCTCTCAAAATAAACGTCATGGCCACGGCTTCGGCTTGCTTTCCTTCACCATGCAATTTTAAAACTTCGCCCTGGTCCTTAAAATTCATAGACGGTTTGTAATAAATGACGGTTTCTTTTCCATCGACCAACCATTCTGGCACGTTGGAAAATTGCAATTTGCCGCTCATGCGGTCCCTAAATTGCGTCTTTGCTACCTCTAAAATATTACTCATAAAATTCCCCGATTATTTAAAACCCCCGATTAATTAGCGGCGAACGCATCGGGGAAAACGCTGTTTCAGGCCAAAGCCCTAGCCGCTAAACTGGTTAGGAAACGGCTGCCCAGGTTAGAGCGCCCGAACCAGTGAAACTAAACGTCTGTTCGACCATTCCATCAATTGCGGCACTGACACCGATTTCCGTGACAATGGCGCTTCCCGTCGCAAAATAATCGCCGTTTGCCGATCCTTCTGGGAAAAGATTTAACACCAAGGAAGCTCCAATGGTGACCGCGTTTTGCCCGGCGTCGCCCTCATCCCAAAACATTTCGCAAGAGCCACTAAACGTGGTTTGCCCTGCTTTGTAGGTTTTAGAGCTATCACCAAGGGTGGTATCTTCGATGGTCCCGGCTGTCTCTGATAACGAATACGAACGTAATTCGCCGATTGTGGTGGACCCGATTTTTACCAGGCCGGCTGTAGCTGCGTGATTAGCCATTAGTTGGCCTCCTTAGTTTTAGTTACTTTCTTTGGTTTTGCGGCCGGCGCTTTATCGCTCCAGCCACGGTTTTTCATCGTTTGAATTTGGCTGGCGTGCGTGTCTACAACCTGATTATTTTTGTACATCAACATTTGTGTACCTCACTTTTGTTCGGTTTAAATAGCATTAATTGGCTATTTTGTTCGGTTTGAATAGCATTAGTTCGCCAAAGTATTGGGCGCACCTGGCGCAATTCTATACACTGCCGTAAAGGTTAAAGTCGCCAGGGCAAGGGGTTTTTCTTGTTCTGTGCTGTACTCTATGCCGGTGTCTTCCAAATAAACCTCGACCACTTTGCCGTTTAGTGTGATGTCTGCGTAAATCGCTGTTTCTATTTCCGCGCAAATAGTGTCAATTAAGTCTTCGACGCCCTCTTTTGCTTTGGCCCTGGCCTCAACTCTTAGCTGTAAATTATGCCAATTTCTAGTTTTGCTGCTTAAATCCTCGTCTACTGTGTCTCGGTCGGCATAGATGGTTAAAGCTGGCAAAACGGCATAAGAAAAAACAGGCCGATCAAAGACCCGGTTGCCGGTTGATGTTAGGCCCGTTAATGTCGTCACCAACTGGGCGCGTATTTGCTGGCGTGCGTGCGCCATTAGGTTTGATCCTCTAAGATTAAGGCGACCATTCCTGTGCCATCCCTTTGTACGCCTTGAACATGGAACACCACACCACCGATTGTTATAGAATCACCATGGGCCACGCTCGAAACATCGGCCTGGGCGCATGTAAAGACCGGGTGGAATCCCTCAACGCCTTGCACTTCCATAAAACTTTCATCAAATATTCCTGAAACGCTGGTGCCCGAAAAGGTTGCAATTACTGCAAAATCTTCGGTATCAAAAAACGCTTCAAAATCTTCAACAAAAGCCATGGTTTACGCCTTTTTCTTTGCTGCTTTCGTGGCTGTGGCTGGCGCTGTATATGCCTCTGCCTTGCCCATGCGTATTAACGTCTGCCCGTCCTGGTCGCTGACTTCTGCGACTGAACCGGCTAACAAATCTGTTCCGCTTGCTGCGGTCGTGTTTAAAATCTTAACTTTCATCTTATTCACCTGGTTAAATTATTACCTGGTTAAAAATGGGCGGGTGTTACCCCGCCCCAGGGTCTAGGGTTTAAGAACCACCAGAGCCTTTAGCGAACGATTGAGCATGGCGAACTGCAATGTCAACATCCTGCATACAAACCACGCGGACCGTGCCTGAGGCTGAACCAGTAGAGGTATCGACGTTAATGTCGAGGCCGCCCCACATGCCAATAATCAAATCTGCCCAGTTACCAAATAGAACGGTATTAGCCGTCATTTGATTAGTCACGGCCATGTTGTAGCCGTTCACCTGGTTGTTAGCCATTACGAATTGACCCGACCCGGCATCCTTCGCTTTTTGCTTCATGGCACCCGCCATGGCGGCTGTTGAGACATAGCCCAAAGAACCAAACAAAGCGTTATCAATTGAAACCTGACTTTCAACATCGACCATTTCGCCAAATGTTGGATTGCCGGCCGCTGCAAAGGTTTTCGCGCCAATGCCAGTGGTGGCCAAAATGCCAGTGGGCTGGTTGCTAGAACCAGTACCAGCGATTGCAGATAGGTCAATCGCCATAGCCAAGCGCATTGCCAGGTCATTACGCACAAAACCTTCAATGTCGATTGAACTTTGTAGCAACAATTTGCGGCTAATATCAGAGAACGCACCAACCGTTTTGGGTGACATTGTTACTTGATCGAATGCTGCCTGGCTTTCAGTAACAGCGGCAGATTCAGCAACCCAGTAAGCTGTTGCTCCACTGGTTTGACGCGGAATAGCGACGTTGCCATTGAGATCGCGCAACATAGTAGCGCCCATGCCAGCAACAACCATTGCGTTTTCTAAGCTATCAATAAAGCTGTTTGACAAAAGATCGGTTGCAACAGTGTTGCCGCCAGCGGTCGCCGTGCCCACGTTTAAATCACGCTTTAACACTTCGGATGGCACAAACAAACCTTGGGCTGTTCTGCCCATTTGATCTGCTGCTGCGCGTGACGCTTCAAATTCAAAGGCTGCCGCTTCTTGCGCACGACGATCCGATGGGTTTGATAAAGCGTGAATGGCGCGCATAAAGGAGAAATTACGCACTTCTTTTTCAGTTAAACCAATGTCCGTAGATACAACCGGGGCTGGCTTGCTAATGTTATTCAACACATGGCTGCGAAACGAATTAGCAGATTGACCGCTGGTGATTGCTGCGCGTGCGTCAGTTCCAAAACCGTGCTGGTTTCCGATTGCTTCAATGTCAGTAATGCGGCCTAATTCGGCTTTTCGCACATCTTCAATTGCAAATGTGTTATCCACAACGGGTGTGGCTTCTGGTGCTTTCGTATCCATTTTGGATTCCTCAAGTTTTTTAATTTGGATGTTTGTTACTTCGGTTTGATGCTCACCATCAACGCCACGGCCAATACCGACCCCGGCGTCTGCTGGCACGCTTACCATGCTTATTTCGTATGGTTCCCAATCGGTTGCCCGGTAGGATTCCATGCCGTCTTTTTCAGATTCCAAAGCCATTTTGTGAATGCGGTATCCCACACTTACAGACT